CGAGCTGAGACAAGACGAAACGAAATATGCTTCTCCCGCGACACCTCGCTTCTTTGCCCACTCGGGGCGGATAAAAGTCACCTCACCGTCAAACCGATCGCCGTCGTACCGACAATACCGCTGGCTCTCCTGTAAGATCGCACAAGGCCGGTGCCGCACAAGCTGGTGGCTAATAGCTCGGCTACACACCACGCGGACGGCTACGTGTTCGTGCTGCCAGGGGAGTTCATGGGGTTGGGCGAAGCGAACTGGCGTAGTTATGAATTTCTGGTCCCACTCGAAAAACTCAGGGTAAAGATACCCCAAAAAGCTGCGAGAAAATGACTGAAAGAAATCGCCTGTCAGTTCCCTGAAAGCCCGGATTGATCCGGAGACTACCCCTTGTGAAAAACTGATCTGCTCAACTTGCAGGAATTTGCAGATATTAAATTTATCAGCGTACTCCCAAGGCATCACCAAATGCACAGTAGCAAATTCCAACGGCATCCAGTGCTTGCGCTTAATCATCCCCTTGCCGAACTCCAACGCCTCCTCGACGGTGGGCTTGGCCGGGCGCTGGTAACAAACAGACGCCGCCTTGTCGATTCGCTGGTAGATGTTATCCGGGAGTTCTTCGATGTGGGCCGACGATTCAACTATTTTCATTATTTTCCCTCCTTGATTAATTTCAAAATAAGATCGGTATTTTCAACAAATATTTGGCTATTACCACCATTCAACCACCAAGTGTTTGCCATAACACTCAAACAAGTAGCACCTTCCCTTTTTTCGTCAATATACCTGCAGATTGTTGAAATGCTGACCTCAAATAAATTCGGCCCGCATCCCCCATCAATCCAATCTTCGGCCATCTTTTTACAAACCGATTCAACTTCCATTTTTCACCTGCAGGGCTTTGTTCAGCCTTTTGATTGCCCGGCCAATTTCTGCCCGAATTTGAATTTGAATTTCGGGTGGCCCGGCTTCTTTCATTATTTTAATCCAATCTGTTTCTTGGTCTATTTTACACAATTTATCAAGTAATTCTTGCATAAATTATCCTTTTTAAAATTTTAGTTCGCTCATTAAATGATCAGCATCATCTTGTTTCATGTCGCCAGGATCGGTTACTAAAAAATCCAGCAATTCAACCTTGACTCCCCTGAAATTCAAAGCGGCCTGTATTTTCTTGGCTTGGGCTTGTGCTTGCGGTTCCGGATCAAAAAGCAGAAACACTTCTTCAAATTTACTCAAAACCCGGATCTGTTGTAAAGTATATTTGATTCCAAACAACGAAACTGCCCCAAATCCCAACCGCCAAACATCCGTCACCCCCTCCACCACCACACATCTTTTCCAATCAGTTTTGCCATAAATGATGGTTTTCAGATTGATGATTTCCCGCTCTTCCGGGCAGGCCAAATATTTCATTTTACTGCGCTCGGTAATGGCCCTACCTTGGAAAGAAACTATTTTCCCACCCCACTCAATGGGGATGATCAAACGATTGCGGTAATCGAGTACCTTTTTTTCTTTGCCGACTCTATATGAAAGGGTTGATAATGGGCCGGTTCCGAGCACGCCCCATTCTTGTTCGATGTAGTCGGGATTGAACCCACCACCTTTTCTATTGATCAAATATTTGCGGTGGTGGGGTTTGAGTGGGCCAGTATCGGTGGGGTATTTGAATGCTGATTTGACAAGCCTGATTTCGGTTTGTACTGAAGGGCCGGCATAACCCGATACCCTATACCTTTTTATTATTTCTTTAACATCCAGGCCACGTTTCAGGATTTCTCGAAGGACTTTAAAAGTGCTGTGGCCGCCGCAACGCCAACAAACAAAGCTGCCGGCAAATTTACTGGTCGAATCAACACAATAGCCGAGGTGGTAGCCTGGATTTCCTGTGCAAAAATTGCACTCAATTTGCACCCAACCTTGACGGCAGTGCTTGTGTCCTTGATCCCGATATTCAATGTTGAAGTCTCGGTATAGTTTGAGGATGTCAATCATTTTTCATTGCAATGGTCATATTCTTGTTTATAAATGATTCTGTCCTGTGGGTTGGCTGGTTTTTTGCCGTATATCCTTTCTTTGCCTCCATATTGACTACCACAGACAGGACATTCATGGATAGTCGTCAAGTACCAATGAGGGCCTAGTTTGTATTTTTTCATTTTTCTATCTCCCAAAAGTTTTTTGTTTTATTAAACCAAACTCGCCATCAAACCGGCCAGCATATCATCCTTTGCGGTCTGAACCCCATCAAGGCTTGCATCCCCGATTGCTCGTTTTTTATCTAAAATTTTGATGATGTCATTTTCAACGGTTCCATCAGCCACCAAATAATAAGCCGTTACCGAATCATGCTCCTGACCAATCCGGTGAACTCGATCTTCTGCTTGTGCATGCTTTGCCCAAACCCACCAAAATTCAATTGTGCAAGTGGCCCGCGCTGCCGTCAATGTAATGGCCTCAATGGCATCCCGGCCGGCAATAAACAATTTCGCCTTCAGGTTTGGTTTGTATTCATCGCAGGCATCGGGATTGGTTTTGTGTTTATCTTGCGGAACCCCGCAGGTAACACATTTCTGAAATTCATAAACCGATGTTTTGTCTTTGGAATGAACAGAAATCCCCTTGAATTTCGCCAATAAGATTTCCTGTATTTCACGATGCTCGCAGAAAACAACTAATTTATCTTCATTTTCAAGATATTCCTCAATCCATTCACAAACGGATTTCATCTTGCTTTTGGCAACAGAGAATTTCAATTTTTCAATTTCAACCATGGCGGCAGCCGGGTTCCGTTCATACAACATCATATCGCCGTCTTCATCCATCTTCCATTCCCGATCCTTCCAAGCTTGAAATTCTTTCAACCCCTTTTTATATACGGACTCATCATATTCAATCGGGATGACTGAACGGACTTTTTCGGGCAGTTCAGTAAGCACATCAACTTTCTTGCGCCGGATCATTGTGTAACCAAGTTTGTCAAATAATTCATCCAGGTGTGACTTGCCACTTACATCCCATCCCCATGGCCCCTCAAAGGCCCCACAATAGCGTTTTGCATAATCCCAATAGGAAGGGAAGAGCCACGGTGCAAGCAGGCTTACACTGGCGTACAACTCGATTGGGCGGTTATCCAATGGGGTGCCAGACATTGCAATGAATTTTTCAATTGATTTTCCGAGTTGTGTAAAGGCTTTCGAACGGTCGGTGGTTGGATTTTTAATATAATGGATCTCGTCACCAATTAATATCTTGAAATTGGTTTCAAGTAAAAGATTAACCCAACCCTTCAAAATCTCATAGTTGATAATGACGACATCAGCCGATATTTTTCTGGTGGTTGGCTTTCTGCCTTTACAAAAAAAGATGGTAGAACCAGGTAACCAAATTTTTACTTCATTCCGCCAATTGAGTTTGGACCCGCCAGTCGTGACAATCAGTATCGGGCGTTCTTCTTTCTTCCAAAAACAATAGGCAAGGGCCTGGACGGTTTTCCCGAGCCCCATTTCATCAGCAATCAAAGCCCGCCCGTTTTTGGCTTCCAGGAAATTGACCCCTTCTTTTTGATAGTCCCGCAATTCTCCAGGAAGTCCGGGAATTTCTATTTCGCCGGTGATGTGTTTTGCTTTTCTGAAAACCTTGCGTGATTTTCTTCTCAATTCCCGTTCAAAAGAAAAACCCCACTCTTTCAGAAAAAGCATGTTGTCAAGGGTGAACTGACAGGAATACGAATCATTTTTTTGAGAATATCGACGGTTGAAAAGTTGTTTGGTTCTGATGGCGTCGGCGGGATCATTGGTTTTCAATCTGATAAGATCGCCGGCCAGCCAAGCGGTTTTTGCAAAATTGCTTTTTGATTCATCCACCGCAGGGGTTGTTTGAGCTTTGCTTTTGACTTCCAACCCCTGCAGGTGGTCATGATATTTTGGTAGGATTCTGCTCGCCGCCATCAATTGGCTATCTGATAAAAAACCCGTTGTCTCATATTGTTTTGCAAGGATTTTGAGCAACTGCTTTTCAGTGCAATGGAATGACTTGCCCTCCCCAAAAAGATGAAGGAGGGCAGCCAAGGTATAATCGGGGTCTGATTTTATCAGTTGACGGAGTTGCATTTTAAGCCTGCTTGCAATCTTTCAAACGACGCGAATATAAACCCAGGCCGTTGATGTAATAGTCACCACCAACCCGGACCCAATCCCCGGTTACTTGAGAATGAACTTCCATCCGCCAGTTGTTGGTTTGAATTTTTATCCTGAACAGCCGCCAGGTGAAGGCGCAAATGAATTTGTAATTTCCCCGGGAATCGGCAGCCAAACCAAATGCTTCAACTTCGGCGCAAAATTTGGCTTTTGCTTTTTGTGTTTTTGTTGGTGCAGCCATTTTAATCCTCCCTGTTGATCATTCTGATTGCGTATAAAATCCCCATGTCGAAACTATCCGGCTTTTTGCTGATTTTCTCAACAATTTCGGAAACCGGCCTACTATAGAGATAATACATGGACATGGCAAATTCAAAGCCGTCTTGAAAAATTCGATCTTCTCTTTCGCGAACAAATTCTTTTATGATTTCTTTGAAGTAATTGATTATTGTTTTCATCATCGGCCTTTTTTGTAGGTTGACGCAAAAATATGGTTCCAATATTCATGTCCTTGTCTGGTTTCCTCCCAGTTAAATGAATCTAATAAATGTAGGATAGTTTTTACTTTCTTCAATTTCTTCTTCGAGGCCTGTTTTCTTGTCAAAAACTCAAAACTTAATTCACCTCTTTTAATTCTCAATTTTATTTCACGCTTAAAAATTAAGGCCGCCCGCCGATCAACTTTTGCCAACTCAAAGATCAAATTTTTCATTTTCTTCTCCCAAATTTTATAGAACAAAAGATTCTTGAATTTCGCGTATACCAAGTTTTATCTCATCCTTGGTATACCCCAATTCCGCCATGTACTGTTTAATCATTATACGCGCCTTGCATGGGCTTTCATTTTGAATTGCATCCAGCACTTCCCCCGGTGCTTCAAAAAGAACCCTGAAAGGGGATTCGTCGACCGCAATATTCAATACTTCCCCCGGAGCCGCAAAGATTATCTTGCAGATTTGTTTTGCCTCATTCCCCAAACAGGCCAAGGTGTCCAAAAATTCATGTCGCCTTGTTTGACAAACATATTTGGACTTAACCTCCATTGGCTCATCAACCACCGGCGTTTTCGTTTGTTTCTTGCAATAGCTGGCCATAGCGTTGGTTGCCGAGATGTGGACCAAGGTTGAAAGCTGTGTTCCTTTCTGATCATCAAAACTTTTAATGGCCTTGATCATAGCCAAGGTTCCCACCGATTTCAAGTCATCGAAATCCTGCCCGGTGGTCTTTGCAAACGACCAAGCGAGTTTGTTTATCTGGTTGATGTGTTTTTCAATGAGTTGATTTGTGGACATGATCACAACCTCTCTCCTGCATATCGGGCTTTTGCGGGAAACATCTCGGCAATCCTCTTCCTGTTCAATTCCTTGGCTTCCGGGGTCGGAACATAATCGCCCCATAAACCAATTGCCGAGAAATCAAAATCAACTGGCCACATACTTCGCCTTTCAAATCCTCTTTGGGATAATTCATCCCGGATTGATTCATACCGATCGAACAAATATTTGAGCTTGTTAAAGAAGAACTTCATATGCCCCTTGCCGCCATCGGGATTGTCCGTTGTCCTGACGGTATATTGTTTTGGGATTTGGGAAAGATCAACCACATATTTGCCGGCAACAATCCCATTGGGGATTCTGGTTAACTCACGCCATTCGGCAATAAGTTGTTGATCACATATTTCGGCTGGGTCTACTACATTAATTCTGGTCATTTGGTTTTCTCCCGGTTTGGTGGTTAATTAAAAAATTCTAAACAATATTCCTTAAAATGTTTTCGAATATCAAAATTCAATAATTTTGAGGCCTTCTTTGCGTCTGACAATTTACTAAAAACTATTCTGGTTCCATGAAAACCAGAGAAAAAATATTCAATTCGATATTCAACTTTACCGTCTAATATTTGTTTTGTTTGATTTAAATTCATTTGTTTCTCCCGGTTTGGCGTTATTTTAAACAATCCTGAATTCTTCTTTCCAATATCCCTTGTGCGTATTCAACCGCTTCTTCTTTCGAGTTAAAAAGTATTCCGCGAGACCTTTTAAATTCACTTCGGTCAATAACTTCCGTTAATTTATCTGTTCTGCCCGGAATTGTTGTTACTAAAATTGGCTTGAATTGATCATAACTTTTCCGATATCCGGCCTTGACATTGGCCTTTAAAAATGTTGCTTGTTTCTGACTCCAAGTTTTCATTTTCTTGCCCTCCAAGGTTGATTAAGAAGTTTTTATTGGTATCAAAGAACATTTATGAATCTGACGCATGTATTGAAGAATAAAAACTGCTGGAGCCCCATAAACAGACCGCATTGATTTTCTATGGAAGAGGCAATCAACTTCGCCGTTTGGTTTTTGGTAATAATCCCAAGTTGCGATCATTCTTAATTTCTCTTCTGTTTTTGTTTCTTGCTTGCTCATGTCTGCCCCCTTTTAAATTCCCTAATTTTTTCTTATGTCTTTTTATAGCCTATCCAATAACAAACCTCAACAAAAATCTTATTTAAATTTAAATAAAAATAGCTTTTAAACAGGGTAAACTTGATTTGTCCCACCATAACATTTATATCTCAATTAATTCATATCCATAAAATCCCGGTAATTTCCATCATAAAGAAACCCATAAACTCAACCAAAACAGAATATCATGGTCCGTCAAAAACCATCCAATAATCCCATTCAACCCCCTACCAATCCCATTAAGAGGGGTAGACCTGTTGGTAGTAAGACCAAAACAAAACAATCCGTTTCAAATCATAAGGATAAGAAAGAAACTTCTACAAGGAAACTAACCAACAAACAGGAATGTTTCGTTAGGGAGTATCTTATTGACCTTAATGCTACTCAGGCTGCTATCCGTGCTGGATATAGTGTTGTGACCGCTGAAGTGATTGGTTGTAATTTGTTAAGCCATATTAAGGTTTCGGAGCGGATTAAGATTGCATTGGATGAACGGGGGAAAGAAACCAAGGTCGACGCCAATTACGTTCTGACTCGTCTCCGGGAAATAGACGAGATGGATGCGCTGGATATTCTCGAGGATGATGGTTCAATAAAATCCATTCGGGAGTGGCCGAAGATATGGCGACAATTCATTTCGGGTTTTGAAGTGGTGGAGATGTTTGCCGGGAAAGGTGATGACAAAATAATCGCCGGAATGCTCAAAAAAATCAAATGGCCAGACAAAACCAAAAACCTTGAATTGATCGGCAAGCACGTCAACGTCCAGGCTTTCCGTGATAGGGTTGAACATACCGGCGTCGGTGGTGGTCCTATTCAGCAAGAGATCAAAATCACCAGCGTTGACCCCATTGAAGCATCCAAACAATATCAAAGTTTGATCGAGGGAATGTGAGCGCCCCCCTTCCATTTGAGTTTGATTGGAAGAGCCCCGACTATGTGGCGATCTTCCAACGCCGGGCGGAAATGCTGTCCCGGATCAGGAAGAATCCTTCGGTCATTCCTGCACTCAAAGCCTATTACAAAGACAACCCAGCAAGGTTTATCTGTGATTGGGGGGTTACAGTCGATCCTCGTAATGTAGAACTGGGCTTGCCGGCAGTCATCCCATTCATCCTCTTTCCAAAGCAAATTGAATGTATCGAGTGGTTGATGGCCAAATGGAAAGGCCGGGAACCAGGGCTTATTGAAAAAAGTCGTGATATGGGGATGTCCTGGTTGACGGTGGCATTTGCCTGCACCTTGTGCTTGTTTTACGAAGGCATGGGCATCGGGTTTGGTAGCCGCAAAGAAGAGTATGTCGACAAGATTGGCGCCCCCAAATCTCTTTTCTACAAAGCTCGGATGTTCATGCAGTATCTCCCGGTTGAGTTTCGTGGCGGGTGGATAAAAGATAAACATGCACCACATTTGAGATTAACATTTCCAGAAACCGGGGCAAACATCTCGGGGGAGTCTGGCGACAATATTGGCCGGGGTGACCGGACCAGTATTTATTTTGTAGATGAGGCCGCATATCTCGAGCGTGCCCAATTGATTGAAGCTTCATTATCACAAACCACCAACTGCCGGATTGACCTATCTTCGGTCAACGGCATGTCAAATGTCTTTGCCGAGAAAAGACATGGCGGCCGGATCGATGTTTTCATTTTTGATTGGCGGGATGATCCCCGCAAAGATGATCAATGGTATGCGAAACAGCAAAAAGAACTCGATCCCGTCACCCTTGCCCAAGAGGTAGATCGGGATTATTCAGCATCGGTTGAGGGTATTGTTATCCCGGCTGAATGGGTTCGGGCCGCTATCGATTCCCATATAAAATTGGGTATGCGTCCCACCGGCGAAAAGATGGGGGCGCTCGATGTCGCTGATGAAGGAACCGACAAGAATGCTTTTGCTCATGGCCACGGTCAATTGGTGCTTGATGTAAGCGAATGGTCTGGGAAAGGCAGCGATATATATGCCACTGCTGAAAAAGCCTTTACCCTTTGCGACATCAATGGCCTCGCCGCCTTTAAATTTGATTCTGATGGCCTTGGCGCTGGTGTTCGTGGTGATGCTCGAAAGATTAATCAAAACAGACCTACCAAGAAGATTGATGTAATTCCATATCGGGGTTCCGGGGCAGTTGAAAGACCCTTGCAAGAAGATGTGAAGGGGAGGAAAAATATAGACTTTTTCGAGAACTTCAAAGCCCAGTCCTGGTGGGGGTTAAGATTGCTATTTGAATCTACCTACAGGGCGGTTATATTGGGGCATCCATATAAGCACGACGAGATCATCTCCCTTGACTCTAAAATGCCTCTGTTACATAAACTTGTTGCTGAATTATCACAAGCAACGGTGACATATAGCAAGAGCGGCAAAGTGATGATTGATAAATCCCCCGATGGAATGAAATCTCCAAACCTTGCTGATGCTGTGGTTATTTTGAAGAGCCAGTTAAAGACGAAGATGAAAATATCTCAATCAGCAGTTGATAACGCATAAACAAAAGGCCAATAAATGAGAAGAAAAATGCCCG